AACACGCTCACGTCCCGCGCGATGGCCGGTATCCCATCGAGATCGACATCGAAAACTAAGTCGACATAGCGCGCTGGCTCGTCAGCGCGCTCACCCCGTACCCAGCAAGCCCCGCCACCGAGCGGGGTTTTTTCATTTCCACTTCCCATCGAGGAGCCGCATGGCATCTTCATTCTTCCACGGCATCACCACCACGATTGTCGACACCGGCCCGCGCCCGATCGCCGTGCCGTCGTCGTCCATCATCGGCCTGGTTGACACGTACACGCCAGGCCCGGATCTCGTGCAGCCCGATGTGCCGGTGCAGATCACCAACCCGCGCGAGGCGGCGCAGGCCTTCGGGCAGGACAGCGCCATCACCCGCGCCATCAAAGCCATCCAAGAGCGCACCTCGGCCGTCATCGTTGCAACCGGCGTTGCGGATTCTGACGATGCGGATGCGCTCACCTCCAGCGTCATCGGCGGCACCACGGGCGCAGGCATGCGCACCGGCCTGCAATCGCTGCTCGACGCCAAGTCGCGTTTCAACGTGCAACCGCGCCTGCTGATCGCGCCCGGGTTCTCTGCCCGCCAGCCGGTAGCGACGGCCATGGATGCACTGGCGTCCAAGCTGCGCGCGGTCGGCATCATCGATGGGCCGAACACCACCGACGAAGCCGCGCTCGCGTATGCACGCAACTTCGGCTCGAAGCGCCTGTACATGGTCGACCCGGGCGTGCGCACGTGGGACACCACCGCCAACGCAGAAGCCGAGGCACCTGCATCCGCCTTTGTCGCAGGCCTGTTCGCCTACACCGATGCGCAGTACGGCTACTGGGCGTCGCCGTCCAACAAGGAATTCGTCGGCATCACCGGCACCGGCCGGCCCATCGAGTTTCTTGATAACGATCCGACCTGCCGCGCCAACCTGCTCAACGAGGCCCGCATCGCCACCATCATCCGTGACGGTGGCTACCGGCTGTGGGGCAACCGCACGTTGTCTGCCGACCCGAAATGGTCGTTCGTCACGCGCGTGCGCACGCTGGACATCCTCATGGATGCCGCGCAGGCCGGTCACAAATGGGCGGTCGACCGTGGCATCACCAAAACGTACGTGCATGACGTCACCGAAGGCCTGCAGGCCTTTATGCGCGACCAGCGCAACGCGGGCGCGCTGATCAATTTCGAGGTCTATGCAGACCCGGTGCTCAACACCGCCAGCCAGATCGAGCAGGGCCGCGTCGTGTGGAACGTGCGCTTCACCGATGTCATCCCGGCAGAAAACCCGATTTTCCGCTTCGAAGTCACCAATGAGTGGCTGACCGAAGTGCTCGACACCAAATAACGGAGGTGCATGTTGGTACCCGAGACACTCTATAACTTCAACCTCTTCGTCGACGGCACGAACCTCGCGGGCCAAGCGTCGGAACTGACGCCGCCCAAGCTCAAGATCAAGACCGAGGACTACCGCGGCGGCGGCATGGACGCGCCCGTCAAGCTGGACATGGGCATGGAGGCGATGGAAGCGTCGTTCTCGCTAGGCACGCTGTCCACCGCCGTGCTCAAGCTGTTTGGCCTGGCCGATCAGAACGCCTTCAACGGCACATTCCGTGGCGCACTGCGCACCAAAGACGGCAAGACCCGCAGCGTCGTGCTGGTGCTGCGCGGGATGCTCTACGAGGTCGATCCGGGCTCGTGGAAGCCGAGCGAGAAGTCCGAATCCAAGTACTCCGTCAGCGCCGATTACTACAAGCTCGAGATCGACGGCCGCGTCTGGCACGAGATCGACGTGCTCGGCTGCAAACGCGTCATAGACGGCGTCGACCAGCTCGCTGAAGTGCGCGCCGCCATCGGCCTGTAAGGCCCAACACGAGACACACCACGATGCAAACCACCACCATCAAGCTAAAGTTTCCCGCCGTCGTCAACGGCGTCAAGGTCGATGCGCTCACGCTGCGCCAGCCCACCGTGCGCGACATGCGTGTCGCCGGCCAGCAGGCGGGCGGCGATGAAGAACTGCGCGAGATCCTGCTGTTCGCCTCGCTGGCCACCGCCGGCCAGAACGACATCGAGGGCCTGACCTACGTCGACTATCAGCGCTTGCAGCGCGGCTACTTTCGGCTGCTGGCCGACCGCGAGGGTGCCGATGCGGGAGGTCAAGCTGCTGACCAAGCGCCTGCTGGCGATGGGCGTCAGCCCGTCTGAGATTGATGCCATGACGGTTGACGACATGGTCTGGTGGTTGACCGACTGACGCACCGCCGTGGCGCCACTGAGCAGGAGAATGCATGGCAACAAAAGACATAGCGCTCGGCATCCTCATCGGCGGCGCAGTCAGCTCAACACTGGGCCGTGCCGTCAACGAGGTCGGCACCAAGCTGGAAGCCCTCAAGAAGCGCGCCGGCGAGGCCCGTGTCTGGCAGAACACCATTGGCGAGACGCAGCGCCTGCAGCGCGAGTTTCGCGATCTGCACGCCGCCGGCGATCGCGCGGCAGACAAGGTGCGTATCAAAATCGAGCGCAACACCCGCGCGCTGCGCGAAGCCGGGTTCGAGGTCGACCGGCTCGACCGCTCGTATCAACGGCTCGGCCGTACCGCGCGCGGGCTGGAACTGCGTACGCGCGGCACTGAGCTTGTCGCCAGCGGCCGAGACGGTTTGCGCAACACCATCGGCGACACCGGCAAGTTTGTCGCCGCCGCCGCAGTGCCGACGGCCATCTCCGCCAACTACGAAGCCATCATCCGCGACATCGCCATCAAGGCCGGCGCGGCGCGCACCGACAAGGAGCGCGAAATGAGTAGCGGCATTGCCGCCTCCGCGCAGCAAAGCGGCATCGGCCGCAATGTGCTGGCCGATGCCGTCAACCAGATGGTGTCAGCGGGCATGGACGTTGACCGCGCTCTGTCGTTCGCGCCGCTGGTGGGCAAGTTCTCCGTCAGCCAGGGCGCAGACCCGAAAGAAACCGCACGGATGATTCAGGCGCTCGAGCAGAACGCCAAGATATCCGACCCGGCCAAGATGGCGCAGGCGCTGGAGACCATCGCGTTTCAGGGCAAGGAAGGCTCCTTCGAATCGAGCGACATGGCGCGTTGGTTCCCGGTGCTGCTGGCCGACATGCAGAAGCTGGGCATTGTCGGCAACTCATCGGTCGAGCAGCTCGGCGCGCTGCTGCAGGTGCAGATGAAGACGGCCGGCAGCGCCGACGAGGCCGCCAACAACACCAAAAACTGGTTCTCCAAGATCGGCAGCGCAGAGACGGCCGGCAACTACGCCAAGGCCGGCATCGACTATCAGGCCAAGATGCGCGAGGCCATCGGCAAGGGCTGGAGCACCATGGAAGCGTCCTTCGTGCTGGCCCGCGCGTACATCGAGCAGGCCGACCCACAGAAGGCCCAGCAGCTTGCCGCCGCGGCAAAGCAGTTCAACAGCGAATCCGACCCCGCCAAGCGCGAAGCGCAGATGCGCGCGTTTGAAGAGACCATGAAGACCGGCGATCTCTTCAACGATATGCAGGTCAAGGCGGCGCTCACGGCCTACATGCAGAACGCCGACTTGTATCAACGCCTGAAGAACGAAGGCGCCAAGGCGGCGGGCGAGATCGAGAAAGACCTGGAAGACCGCCGCGCCAGCTCCAAACAGAAATGGGCCGAAGTCGGGCAGGCGTGGGATGAAGCCATGCGTCGCATTGGCGATGCGCTCAAGCCTGTAACGGATAGCGTGGCGGATCTCGCCGCCGGCGCCGGCACGTCGGTCGGTAAGCTGGCGGCGGAATCGCCCAAAGCCACCGTCGCCATCGCAGGCGTGCTGGCGTCGATACTGGCATTCAGAACAGGAAAGGCCGCGTGGACCATCGGCAAGGGTGTCGCCAACATCGCTAGGGGCACTGCCGTGGCCGCTGGCGTTGGCCGAACGGCCGAGGCGGCCGCCACCGCAGCCAAGGTGGCACCGGCAGCCGCGAGGGCACCCGGCGTGCTGGGTGCGACCGGCCGTTTCCTGAAAGGCGCAGCGCCCAAGCTCGGCAAGATCGGCGCTGTCGCTGGCGTGCTGGCGCTAGTCGGCACGGCCGGCATGGCAAGCGCCGAAGCAGCCGAGAAGCCTGGTACCAAGGCCGACAAGGCCAAAGCCTTCGCCGGCATCGGCGCAGGGCTGGCGGGCGAACTTGCCGGCGGCGCAGCAGGGCGCGCCATTGGCGCCGTCGCCGGCACCGCCATCGCGGGGCCCATCGGCACCGTCGTCGGCGGGCTGCTCGGCGGCATGCTCGGTTCGTATCTGGGCGGCAAGGCCAGCAGCGCGCTGGCCGACCGTGCCCTCAGTGACAAGAAGCCCGAGGCCGCTCCTGCAGCGGGCGCGCCCGTCCTTCCCGCCGGCGCGGCTGAAGCGCTGGGCACAGTCAGCGCGGTCGCCAACGCGCCGCCGCCACCAGCGCTGCAGGTCGACCAGCGGTTCGAGTTCGCTCCCAAGATCGACCTGACGGTGAACGGCGACGTCAAAGACCCGCGCCAGCTCGCGGCGGAATTGATGCCGCACCTGCGCCGCCAGTTCGACGAATACGCCGCGCAGCAACGCCGGGCCGCCATGTCGGACGGCTCGCACGTGTAACGGAACACACCATGGATTTTCAGACCTTCGCATCCGCAGCGGCCACGCATGCGGCGCGCGCTGCCGAGCATGTCCGGCAGATGGAGCGCTTGCTGGACAAGCCTGACGGCACGGGGCAAGCCAACGCCCAACGGCGCGAGGCGCAGGCCTTGGGCGACCTGACAGCAGCCAGCAGCGCGCTCGCCGCCGCCGGCGAGGCCATCGGCGGTACCGGCCGGGTGACAGCCGCTAGAGGCGCCGCACAGCGTGCCCTTGGCCTGACAGACGCTGCGCTGGCCGGCATCCAACGCACCGCCGCCGGCGAGCGCTTCGCATCCATCCTGCGCGCCGCGCAAACCACCAGCGACGCACTGGCAACCGTACGCCGCCGCCTCGATGCCGTGCTGCCCGCCGTCACGTCCAACGTGCGCAGCCTGGTGCCCAGCTACGCGCTTGGGCCCGACAAGATCCTCGGCGCCGGCCAGGCCGCAGGCGCCACCGAACGCCTGCTCGTGCTGTCGACGGATGACGGCGAGCAATTCCAGTTCGGCCTCAGCACCGCCGCATACGACCGCCTGCGCCGCGAGACCCGCTACAACATCGCCGCGCAAGAGCGCATCCAGCGCCAAGAGGCCTTGCAGGCCGTCGGCGCCGGCGGCGACACCATCACCGTATCGGGCGCCATCTTCACCGCCGGCGGCGCCGGGGCAGGGCAGCTTGATCGCCTGCGCGCCATTGGCGCCGCGCTCAAGCCCGTGCAGCTCACCACCGGCTCGGGCGACGTGCTCGGCCGCTACTTCCTTGATCGCGTGGGCGAAGAGCAAGACGCGCTGCTGGCCGACGGCACGCCGCGCAAACAGGGTTTCGATTTGGAGTTCCGACGCTATGGCGATGACTATCAGAACATCTGACGGCGACGTGCTGGACGTGCTCTGCTACCGCGCATACGGCACGCTGGCCGGCACGGTGGAAGCCGTGCTCGACGCCAACCCCGGCTTGGCCGCGCGCCGGCAGCCGTACGCCGCCGGCGTCGAGATCTTCCTGCCCGACCTCACGCCCGCGCGTGACGAGCCCATCCAGCTTTGGACGTAGCCCATGGAAGCCCAATTCGAAGTCCTGGCAGACGGCAAAGACATCACCGCACTGCTGCGCGATCGCGTGCTGGAGATCCGCACCACCGACAAGCCCGGCATGGAAGCCGACCGCTGCGAGATCCGGCTGGATGATCGCGACGGCAAGATCGCCTTCCCGCCCAAGGGCGCCACGCTGCGCATCTCGTTCGGCTGGGCCGGCAAGGGCCTGTCCACACGCGGCACGTATGCCGTTGACGAGATCGAACTGAGCGGCCCGCCCGCCACCGTGGTGATACGCGGCAAACCGGCCGACATGCGCGCCACCGCCAAGGCGCAGCGCAACGCCAGCTATACCGGCACCACGCTTGCCGCCATCGTCGCAACCGTCGCCGCGCGGCACGGCTGGAAACCCGCCTGCACGATCGAGGCGCAAATCGAACGGGCCGATCAGTTCGGCGAGAGCGATCTGCACTTCATCACCCGCCTTGCGCGCCAATACGGCGGCACCGCAACGGTCAAGGGCGGACGACTCATCGTCGCACCGCGCGGCGGCGGCAAGTCAGCAGACGGCAAGCCGCTCGCGCCCATCGTGCTGCGGCCGGAAGACCTGATGCGGTACCGCCTGACGTTTCCAGACCGCAGCAGCGTCGGGGGCGTCAGAACCCGCGCTCACGACGCCAAGACCGGCCGCAAGGTCGATCTGTACATCCCCAATCCGGAAGCGCCCGACGGCGGGCCCGCACAGGCCACGCACACCGAGCGGCACGTGCACGCCAGCCTGCCCGCAGCAAGAGCCGCCGCCAAAGCCAAGCTGCAAGACATGAACCGCAGCACCGCCGAAGGCGAATTGGAGATGATGGGCCGGGCCGATATCAGCGCCGAAAAGATGCTCCGCCTGCAAGGCTTCAAAGCCCAAGCCGACGGCGACTACCTGGCCGAGACCGTCACGCACGTCTACGCCAACAAGAGTTGGCTCGTGAACGTAAGCCTGAATGGCGGCAACAGCGGCAAGGCCAAGGCCGGCCACGCCAAGCCGAAGAAGGCGGCCAAGGTGAACAACCTGGCGATTCCTGCACCGCCCAAGTAACACGACACACGCGCTCGCAACCGCGGCCGCATCCCGAACAGCCCGTCAATCAGCCCGCCACCCGGCGGGCTTTTTCATTTCCAAGCCATGAACAAAGACACCTTCAGCAAGGCAGCCGCCTTGCCGCCCGCGCTCGCCAATCGCTGGTGGCCGCACATCGAGGCCACGTGCAAGCGCTTCGGCATCTCCACGCCCGCGCAGCAAGCGGCCTTCATTGCGCAGATCGGGCACGAGTCCGGCGGCTTCACGCGCGTAACGGAATCCTTCAATTACGCCGTGGCCGCGCTTCCGGCCATGTTCTCTCGCATCACGCCCGCGCTGGCCGCCACGCTGGGCCGCCAGCCGGGTGAGCGCGCGGTGCCGCTCGAGCGGCAGATGCGCATCGCCAACATCGCTTACGCCAACCGCTACGGCAATGGCGATGCCGCCAGCGGCGACGGCTGGCGCTACCGGGGCCGCGGGCTCAAGCAAATCACCTTCCTGGCCAACTACCGGGAGTGCGGCCACGCGCTCGATCTGGATCTCGTTACGCACCCCGAGCTGCTGGAGCGCGACGAATACGCCGCGCTCTCGGCCGGCTGGTACTGGTGGGCCTTCGGGCTGGGCAAGCTGGCCGACGCCGGCAAGTTCGACGAGATCACGCGCCGCATCAACGGCCCGGCCATGGAAGGCACAGAGCCGCGCCGCGCGCGCTGGGCAGTCGCCAAACAAGCATTGGGAGCATGAATGGCAGAGCAGACAGGTTGGGGCGCACTGCTGCGCGTGGTGGACACGATTCTGCCGAGCGCGGCCGGTGCGCTGGTGTCGCTGCGGTTCATTCCGGGCACGCCCGTGCAGCGGGTGGCCGCGCTGCTGCTGGGCATTGTGTGCGCGCATTACCTCGGCAACGGCGTCATTGGGTGGAGTGGCGTGCCGGTCGGGCTGGTGTCTGACGCCATCAAGTTCATCGCCGGCGTGTTCGGGCTGACCATCGTCGGCCACGCATATGGCGAGCTACCGGCGCTGCGGCGCCTGGTGCACGACTGGCTGCAGCAGGCAGCACAACGCTGGACAGGAGGCCGCAAAGAATGACGATCAGCCAAAACGACGTGCTTACCGCCATCGACATCGTGGCGCTCGTGGCCATCTGCGGGGGCGCGGCTTGGTCTGCGCTCACGCAGGCCATTCCGCACGGGCTGCGCGGCGCGCTGCTGCTGGGCGCCGTCGCCCTGTGCGCGCTCGGCAGCGCCTCCGCCGCGCTCGACGCCACCCCTGACATTGCCACCGTGCAACTGCATTGCGCGCTGGCGGTGGCAGGGCTGTGGGTCACTCAAATCATCCGACAAGGCAAAGCCAATGAACTTCGCAATCGCCCGGCTTCTGGCAGTGGCAGCGGTGGCTGCAGCAGCCGCGTGGGGCTGGCAAGCCAACCGATACGAGACGACCATCGCGCAGATCCAGCGCGACCACGCCATCGAGCGCCAGGCCGCCGTCGATACCGTCGTGACGGCGCTGCGGGCTGCCATCGACAAACACCGGCAGCTTACCGACCAGCTCGACGCGCTCGACCGTACCCATTTCTCGGAGATGCAACGTGCCACCGCTGAAAACACGCGTCTGCAGCGCGCTCTTGCTGCTGGCACTGTACGGATGTCAGTGCGCGCCCGTTGCCAACCCGACGCCAGTGCCGGCGCAGGTGAAGATCGGCCCGGCCCCGGCCTGGGCGATGGAGCCGCCGGCCGATGTGAGCTATCTGGAGAGGATGCGGCGGATCTTGTCGATCTCTTCGCCGGGGCAGAGCGGGATGCTGAGAAACTGAGATACTTGCAGGCGCGCGAGCGTGCGGTCGAGGGGGCTGGCGTTTGCGTCCCACCCTAAAGTCAGGTGGGCGGCTAGCAGTGTCCAACAGAACGAGATAATAGATGGCAAGTGGCAGCGAGAGGACAAAGGCATTGTGGCGGCAAACGCTCCGCTGGATGGCGACAGCAATAGTTGGGGGGCCTCTGCTCGCCGCTTGTCAGACTGGCGCAACACATCGAGTACCTCAGGAGGTCGCGTCTCTGCAGGCGGGTAAAGGCATGGTCATCTTCTCGACGAGCACCGATGAAGTCACAAGAAGGTTGCCTGTTTGGCTGACCCTTGTGGACGCTGACTCAAAGAACCGTTTCGCCCGCCCTTGGTGGCCAATGCAGTCGCCTGCGAAAGACGACTTTGACGTTGACCATGGTCGGGTCTTCGCCTTGCAACTGAAAGAAGGTGACTATTTTCTGGTGCCGGCGGTAACCAAGCCTGCGTACTGTTTAACTAGCTTCCCAACCTACAAGTTTCATGTCGGAGCGGACGAAGTTGTCTACCTCGGAAATTTTCAGGTTTGGAATCATCAGACGTTTAAGCAGTCAGGCCTTCTAGAGGCCCGGGATGTCGCATACTTCCTTGAGCAGAACCCACAACTTCGGTCTAAGCAGGTTCATACCCGGATTCCTGTCGCTTCGCAGTACGACCGCGGTGACTGCAATACTCCGGATTTCGTTGCTGGAACGATGTGGGGCGAGCCGTAAAGTGACCGTGTTCGATCGTGCTCTCGAAGCGCTGCATGCCGGTGGATAGCTAAATCCGCCGGCATGTGCTCGGAGTTTGCATCGCCGCCAACCCGGCCACCGATGCGAGCCCCATCCCAACCCCCTACACCCCCGCCTCAATCAAATCCGAAATCTGCACGGACGCCCGCGCGAAGTCGGTCAGGGCGCGGGCGCGCTTGTGCCGATAGCTGCCGGCGGAGATGACGACGGGCTCTTTGGCGTCGTCGGCCTGCAGGACGATGAGCATGCCGGTGTAGCGGTCTGCCTGGTAGATGTGTTTGTTGAGCAGTTGCAGCGCGCGCTCGACGTCGGCGGGGTAGAGGCTGGCGAGCTCTTCCGGTGTGAGGGCTGCGCGGGGCGCGGCGTCGATGCGCGGTTGTGCCGTGAACTGGCCGGTCTTGCGGATGGCCGGCAGGACGATGGACGTGACCCACTTGCGGAAGCGGTACGGCACGGTGCCGGGGTTGATGGCGTCTCGGCAGCGCAGGACTAGGGTGTACATGCCGGATTCGCTAATGACGTTGGCCTGATCGTTTCCTCGGGATAAGCCCTGAATTGAAGTTAGGGCTTTCTCGTCAGCGTCGAGAGAAAGAAGCGCCTTTGTCGGATTCGTGAGTTGCAGAGCGCGGCACACATCGGCCGCGACGAACCATGGCTCGTCGTCACGCATGACAACGCGTACCGAGTGGGATTCGAATTTGTAGGTGTTGGGGGTAGGGACGAGCGCGGACGCGCCAACAGACGTACCAGTCATGGCATGACTCCGAAGTAGCGGTGTGTGAACCGCCAACCCGACGCCAATCGGGTGGGCGGAACTGTGCAGGTTGGCGTACCGGTACTTCGGAACCGGCAGGGCCGAAGCCCTCCCACACAGCCCGCCCGAAGGAGAACCATGCTGCGCAAACAAAAAGCCGCGTCCAATGTGCAGGCGCGGCTCTTGTGCGCCGAAGTATACCGGGACGCCAATCCCGTGTGCCGGTGTTTCCGGCGACCGGCCGAGTATACGGCTGGTTGGACCTACGTGCAAACCAGCGCGCCGATGCAGTCTGACAAAGAAAACCAGCGGTCATCCGATTCGCAGT